CGGAAGTCTGTTTTTTGGTCGATGATGTAGTTCTGGTATCTGGGGTTGTCGCTGTTTACCGCGACTTGCCAGTCTGGCAGGAATTGCAGGCGCTTTATGAAAAGATTGTCCTGGTGGCGGAAAACCCAGATGCCGTCAGCAGACTCCTGGGCGCATGAGTGATCGACGAAAACAAGCTCTTCGGGCATGATGGTGTCGGCCATGGAGTCGCCGCGCGCCTTAATCAAGCACATTTGCTCGGGATTTCGCCCGAGTTCTCGCCTGAACCATTGCCTGGTGGCTGAAAAGACGGCGGTGGCTATCTCTTCATCAACAAATACGCCATTGCCGCAGGCGGCTTCAACACTCATTACCGGCAGGTGGTATAAATCCGGGTCGGGCCGGTATTTTATCGGCTGGCCCTCCATGTTTACGATTTCAAAGGCCTGTTCGGCGGCGATCAGCTCTTTTATTGTGGTGTCGTCCTTTTTCATCGGGCCGTTGCCGGTTGCCAGCCATTCTATGTTTACACCGGCCTTTTCGGCGATATTTACCAGGTGTTCGGTGCCGGGGAGGCCTTCGCCGTTTGCATATCGCCTTACGAGGCTACTTGCAAGGCCACACCTGACACCAAAAGCGTGAACCGACTCTTCGCCCAGGGCAAGTTTTAGTCGCCCAGCAAATTGGTCATATTTTTTCATGCTAAATGTGACCAATTTTGAAATGAAAGTGACCAATTATAGTCAATCGCTAAAACGCTTATTATTTCCGGCTTTTTCATGCTTTCTTCCTCGCTTTTTTGTTGAAGCTCATGGTCGCTAAATGTGACCAAAATTTTTATTAATGTCTATAATTAGCATAGACAGTGCGTTTTGGGCTGTTTTTAGATGTGACCGTGAAATAATTGTCTAATTTTAGATTGACTAATTGTCGAATCTTAGTTATTCTAAAATTAGTAAAAAAAACAACTTTTTATAACAACTAAGTTAAAAGTCTAGCAAAAATTAGATAACTGTCAACTTTTTTGAAAGGAGCCGCCAGTGATGGATAAAAAACGAGTCAAAGCAATAAAAAAATGGCTCATCGAGAAAGAACTGACTAGAGTTGAGATAGCGCGCGAGCTTGGCGTAACCCCCACCGCGATCTGGCTGGTTATCGAGGGTAAAAGCAAGAGCAAAAGAATCGCCGACTACTTTAAACAGCACGGTTGCCCAGTAAATTTCATGGATGAAAAGGCGGCGTGATGAAAAAAACAATCGCAGCAACTCAGTTGCCAGGCCTGCCGGACATGCCCAAAACGCTCAGCGGTGTTCATCGCTGGGCAAAAAGAAAGGGTGTCCGTTATTTAGACAAGAACGGAAAGCCGGTAGATTGCAAATATGGTGCTCATTTTTCTGTTGCAGATCTGCCCATCGGCACCCAAAAGCATATTATTCAGGAATCGGTTGAAGCTATAATTTCCGGCGAAAAACAGGGAGTGACTAAATCTAGTCAGCCCCAACTAACCGACCCAGATTATCAGATAACCACATTCGAAGAATCGCCCGATTTTGCCAGGCGAAAAGCTGAAAAGTATTTAGTAATTATCAAGGCCACCGAGGGCATGATCGGCGGCGAGCTTAAAGAATGGCTCGAAAAATGGAACGCCGAAAACCCCGATCAGAAAGCCTCTTACCCGATGGTTCTGCGCATGCGCAAGCAGTATGCAGAAGAGGGTATCGCCGGGCTGCTCGGCCAGTGGGGCCACAAAAAAGGCTCTACCAAAATTGAAGATGAATGGTTTGAAGTTTTCAAAGCCGCATACCTCAAAGAAAGTCGGCCTTCGCTCGCTTCTGCCTGGCTCAAAGCCCTCGGCGCTGCGACTTACGAAAACCCGAATCTGAATACTCAGAATTTTCCGAGTCAGACCACTTTCTTCAGGTTGCTTAAAGATCGTATTCCTGATGACGTGGTTTATCAGGCCAGATATGGGCACGGTGCCTGGTATCGCAAGTTTGCGTCGTTTATCGACCGTGATTATTCAAACATCGGCGTCGGCGAAGTCTGGGTCAGTGACCATGCTCAAATCGACGTGCTCGCCGGTGAAGACGGCAAGCATAAAGCGCCCTGGTTTACCGCCTGGCGCGATGTTAAATCAGGAAAAATGCTCGGCTGGAACCTGCATCTCGAAGCTCCGAATTCTGATCATATTTTCGAGGCTTTCTTTGAAGCCGCCGTCAAACACGGTCTGCCTAAACATGTTTTGATTGATAACGGTAAAGATTACCGCTGCAAAGACTTTGCCGGTGGCCGTGCTTTTCTGAAAAAACACAAAGTTATCATCGACGAAGCGAAAACCAGACCAATGCTCGACCTGCTCGGCATAGACGTTCATTTTGCTCTGCCGTATAACGCCCAGACCAAACCGATCGAGCGCGACTTCTTGAAATTCAAGACCTGGTTTTCAAAATGCTTTCCCGGATATCGCGGCGGTGACGTGGTTGAGCGCCCCGAAGGCCTGCAGCTCAAAGTCAAATCAGGTGAGCTGATGGAATTCAAAGAACTGAAAGAGATTTTCGACGATTTCGTCGAAGAAGCCTTCAATAACTTCCCGTCGAACGGCAAGGTTCTGCAGGGTCGCACCCCGAATCAGCTGTGGGCTGCTGAGTTCCGCGAAAAACGCGAAGTCAGACGCGATGCGCTCAAACTCTTCTGCATGAGATCAAGCGAAGTGGTCACAATCAGGCGCAACGGCATTCACGACAGCAAATACGATGTCGATTATTACGCAGAATGGATGAACGGGTATCGCGGCACTAAAGTTTATTTCCGTCGCGCACCCGACCAGATGCAGGAAGTCTGGGTTTTCAACGCCGCCGACAACAGCTATATCGACGCAGCATACCTGCGCGGCAAAGTCGACTTTTTCGCCGATACCGACGTTAAAAAAGCCGAGCTGCAAGAACAGCTCGCCGCCAAACGCCGCGACCAGAAGCGCGTCAAAGAAGAACTGGCCAAAATTACCAAGCTTGAGCCCCGGGTTGAGCTTGCATACCTGCAGACCGGCACCAACGCCAAATACAACACCGTAGTTACCGAAACGGCCAACCCGGTTGTGCATATGGTCAACTGCCAGGCAGATCAGGCCGTGATTCAGAAAAAACAGGTTGAAGACCGCGAAAAATGCGGCCTGCAGGGTCTGACCCCGAAGGCGAAGCGACCCACTCCAATTTTTGCATCGAGAACAGACAAAGAACTGTATGAAAAATCTCTCAATCGGAGGAACGTAGATGAATAAGGAACTGAGAAACCAGGTTAAAACCTTTCTCGAAGAAAATGGCAAGAGCGCGTCAATGGCAGCGAAGGGCATCGGCTACAGCGCGTCGGCACTGAGCCAATGGCTGAGTTTCAGCTACAAGGGCGATGTGAAAAAGTTCGAAGCTGCCGTTGAAAACTGGCTTGCGCGTCAGATCGAACGCCAGCAGAGAACCGTTATCGAGAGTGATTTCGTTCACACCTCGATCGCTAAAAAAGTGTTTGAATACGCCGAATACTGCCTGCTCGAAAACGAAATCGGCGTGGTTTACGGCCCCGCCGGGCTCGGCAAAACCTTTTCGGTTAAAGAATTCCACCGCCTGAACCCCTCGACCATTCTCATTGAAGCCGACCTGGGCTATACCGCCAAGGTTCTCTTTCAAGAGATGCATAAGATCGTCGGCCTCGACGGTCACGGCTCGATTCATTCGCTATTTGAAGATGTCGTTTCCAGGTTAAAGGGAACTGACCGCATGATCATCGTCGATGAAGCCGAACATCTGCCCTATCGCGCCCTTGAGCTGCTGCGCCGCGTCTATGATAAAGCCGGTGTCGGAATTCTGCTGATCGGTATGCCGACTCTTATCGGCAATCTGCGCGGCAAGCGTGGCGAATATGCCCAGCTTTACAGCCGGGTCGGCGTGAAATGCGCTTTGCAGGTTCTCGACCCGTCTGATACCGAATTATTCGTGAAAAACGCTCTGCCCGGCTCAAATGGCATTCACAAGACCTTTCATCAGGTCGCCAACGGCAACACCCGTGTGCTGAGCAAGCTGATCAGACGCAGTATCAGAATGTCAGAAATCAATCACCTGCCGATCGATAAACCTCTGGTCGAAGAGGCCGGAAAATCTTTAATCATCTGAGGTAAATCATGTCTACACCGAAACAGCGTCAGCTGATAGGCAATCTGCGCAACAAGCTGCAGATGACCGACGAAGAATACCGCTGCCTGCTTTACGGCAGCTACGGCGTCGAGTCTTCAAAGCAGCTTACCAACGAAGAGGCCGGGCAGTTTTTGAACAAACTGATTCAAGACGGAGTGTCAGCCGGAGTCTGGAAAGGCAACCCGACCACCGCCCCGAAAGCACCCGAGAAAAAGCAGAGATATGAAGACCTGGGCAACCGCCCCGGCATGGCCTCGCCGAAGCAGCTGCGCATGATCGAATCGATCTGGTATTCGGTCAGCCGGGCAACTACCCCCGAAGATCGAGCCAGAGCGCTGAGGTCTTTTCTGAGCCGGTTCGACTGTTCAGACATCAGATTTATCGACAAGAAGACGGCAAGCAGTGTCATAACCGTTCTGCAAAGAATGGCAATCGCCAAGGAGAAAAACAGATGACCAGAGAGTGGCTGGTTTGCATGAAGTGTGGGCAGATGTGCTCACCCAGGCGCTACATACCAAAGCGCTGCAAAGTGTGCGGCGCTTTCCAACCCTGGTGACAAGGGTGAAGCCATTGCCATCAAGAAAAACATTCGTAAAGGAGAAACAAATGAAAACCGTTAGAGAACTCGACAACATCGCCAAGGATTACGCCGATTCAAGACAGGTGCTGAGCGATCGTGTGCAGGCGCTCAAAGATGAGATCGAGGCTGTAAAGCGCAAATACATGCCGACGATCAGACACGCGGCCAACAAGGCCCGAACCATGAACGAGAAACTTGCCCAGGCAATCGACGAATCTCGTGATTTATTCAAGAGCCCAAAAACCATGACCATTCACGGCATCAAGTTCGGTCTGCAGAAATCGAAAGACGATATCGACTGGGAAGACGAACAGCAGGTAATCAAGCGCATCAAGAAGCTTATGGTCAGTCAGATTGATGTTCTCGTAAACACCAAGGAAAGCCTGCATAAAACTGCGTTAAAGCAGCTTTCACCGGCAGACCTGAAAAAGATCGGCATCGTCATTGTTGAAGGCGGCGAGCAGGTATTAATCAAAGACACCAACTCAGAAATCGACAAGCTTGTTAAAAAGCTGCTCGACGAAGAAAAAGTGCTTGAGGAAGCAGCCTGATGTCAGTTGAGCTCCCAAAAGTAAGCGCCAAGCGTGAGGCCGATGTTTTCGCCTCAACTAACGCTTATTTGCGGGCACTCATCGACGGCGAGCCCGAGCCGATCGCCGAGACTCGGGCCGTATGGGAAAAAGTTCTCGAAGAAGACTGCATTGCAAAGGATTAGAGGTGAACAATGGAACAGAACCTGCTTTTCAGCGACAAACCAGAACCCGCGCCCAGGGTTGAAAAACCTAAAGGCAAGCCCGGCAGCAAGCTTTTGCAGATGCTTGAGCAATACAAGGACTTTATCGACATACTCGACGAAGATGATTTCTCAAACGATGATATGCGGCTCGTCTCAGATATTTTCGGCCCCGAAATCGCCTTTGTCATTCTGGCCGAGCTGGGCGGGCTGCAGCTGAATGTTCCGAAAAGCGGGCTGAACAAGATTCGCGAAAAATATATCAAGAAACATTTCGACGGCAGCAACGCCAAAACCCTGTCGGTCAGGTGCCGCTGCTCGCAGTCATTCGTTTACAGCTGTCTCAGATAAAACAACCGGAGGAAAACATGAGCTACCAGGAACGCACAGAATGGCTTAAAAGTGCCAGGGCGATTCATAAACAAACCGTTGATGCTGCAGTTCTCGGCCTTGAAATGGTCGTTGACAGCGCCAGAAAAACCGGCAGGCTCGATCTTAACGCCTGTCTCGAACTGCTCAGTCATGCCGAATTTGCACAAAACCACGTTGACCGGCTTGATAAGAAGCTTGCAGCCATAACCGAAGCCGAAGCGAAATTCAAAGACCAGGCAAAGTTTTTTGAAAGAATCCGCAATCGCATCGAGCCCGCCGAAAAGCCTGATGCAAACAAGGTCTATTTCTTCGTCTGCAGAGGTGGCCTGAAATGAAACTGATTTGTCCGATTTGTGGCGGTAGCGCCAGCGCAGAAGCATGGCAGCATGATGCCGAGGCAAGAAACTTCATCGTTGAAGTCGTTAATTTGCCTGCCGACCTGCAGAAATGCGCTATCGCCTATATCGGGCTTTTCAGACCCGAAAAGGGTCGC